CCTTACCATCATAAGCCATGGTCAGACACAACTCAATCAGACGCATCTTGTCCTCTAGTTTGTCAACCAGCTCAACGTCTGTGATATTGTATTCGATAAACGACTGATAGTCTTTCTGATACCACTCCTTAAATGTGTCATATGGATTACCGTCCTTGCGTTCACCCAACTCTACGAAAGCGATATGATCCAAGGTATAACGCTCTTGATTGGTATATGTGAACTTGCGATACAGGTCAAAATAATCTAGCGCAGAGACACCTTGTATGGTGTATACTTGATGCCTGCGTCCCATCTGATACACTTCTTTATCAAACACATTATTCCAAGGCGACAACTTGTTCATCATGTCCTCGCCAAGACGATTTCTAATTCGATTACACAGATAGGGAATGTCGAAAAACTCTGTGTTCCAACCAGTGATGATATCTGGATAGTCTATCGCCCTCCATGTGTCAAGAAACTGCATGAGTAAGTTGTCCTCATCCTTGCACAAGCGATAGTCCACATCATCACGATAGTTCTGAAACTCATGAAGACCCCAGACAATAATCTTTTTATTCTGATGGTTCTTCATGGTGATTGACAGCATGGGTTCTGCTGCATCTTTTGGATTAGGGAAACCGTTCTCACACTCAACTTCGATATCAATCGTCACGATGAGGAGCTGGTCTTTATCCCAAGGGACATCATCAGGATATTGGTCACTAATATAACAATATGGATATTGAGTGTTACCAAAGACGATATCTTGATTTTGTCTTTGCTCTAACCAATCCTTCGCATCCTTTATCGAGTCACGTTTGTTGGGTAAAACATGCTGACCATCAAGTGTGGTATATCCTGTTGGCTCTGACGATAAATCAAATAGTGTTGGTTGATAGTTTACACGGTCACGAACACGTTTACCATTCTCGACACTCCTGACAAGAAGGGCATTACCACGTTGAATTACATTTGTATAGAAGTCCATTATCAGACTATATCACCTTTGTGGTTATTTGTCAAGTTTTTTTATCAAATATTTCAAATCCATCATGTCTGTCCGTAACAACAAATTTTCTAGATGGATTGATCATTACTTTTGCACGGCGCATGAAATCTTGGTTCATTAAACATTTTGTAGTTTTCTCACTTCGGTCATCTATGGCAAATTTAACGTCAGTAAAAATTGTGCCATTAAAATTAATATTCATGAGGACTAGTGGACGTTCAATAACCTCAGCAGCAAGAGCCCCTCTCTCCCATCTCGCCATTTTAATCAATTTATTCGTGAATTTTTTACCTTGTGCTTCCCAGATCACTTTGTCATTTTTAATAGTGTATTTGTCAGCGTGAATAATACATCTAGCACTATTACCTGTATCAAAGTTAGCAACTATATTTCCAACACCCTCAATGTGAATGGATTCAAATCGACCTATTTCTTCAGCAACCCAACGCCAGTTATCTTTATTCTTAAAATGAACAAGGACCTCTTTTATTAAATTTCGACCAGTAGCATCTTCTATTCCAGCAGTGCCAGGTGAACTATTCACCTCCAGCACAAAAGTATCTTTTCCATTCTTGATGAAATCTACAGCTGTGTATATACCATCTACTGCTTTTGCAGCATCTATACAAATTCTTTTTTCTTGATCGTTTAATTTATATTCTTTTACTTTAGCACCTTGAGAATAATTACTTCTAAAGTCACCCTTCAAAACATCTCTACGCATAGATGCTAAAATTTCATTATTTAAAATAATTACCCTAACATCAAAATCTGATTTAATATATGATTGTAAGAGTAACTCTGTTTTTTGGTCTTGTTTCATTAACAACTGAATCAAAGAGGTTAATTGACGTTTGGATTCTATAAATATAACACCAACTCCCTTTGAACCTCTGAGAGTTTTTAATATCATTGGATATTCTTCACCGATAGAATCTAGTGAATTTTGTAAAGTCTTTTCACTTTGCACTAAAGCAGTTTTTGGTGTAGGAACACCTGTATCTGCAAATCGCAGTGCGCTACGATATTTGTCAGCGCATATAGAAATAGTTTGACGAGAATTGACCACAGATATGCCAAGTTTTTCAAATTGAGAAATTAAGTTTAAATAAGCATCTCGTCGGGCAACAGAGCCACGTACTATACAAATAGTATCCTCTGAATTAATATCAAACTTATTTTTTTCATCACCACTGTTCCAAATCTGACCTTCAAAAATGTTCGCAGATTCGGCCATCAGTCCGTAAGCAGGGATATTCAGTTTTTTAGCCTCATCTAATAGTCTTTGCGTAGTATGAAAATATTCGCTATTGTCTGGTTTATTGCTCACAACAACCAAACGATAGTTTTCATGTTTTTCCTCTGATATGAAAGACTTGAAGTTTTCCAAGGTTCTATTCTCTCTTCTTACCGATATTGTATTTTGTCTCAAGGGTCCACTCACTTTTTTCTTTGTATGCGAGAACCTTTATTTGACTTAGAGGAGCGGGTTCATGATTCATTTCACTTAGAACCGTAACAAGGCCCCAATCCTTCAAAAGAGTGGCTATTGTGTTTCTTCTTGCCATATCATTGGTGGTTATATTTGTCTTCTTTCCATCAAGGGCAAACAATTCCTTGAAATGCACAATATAGTATTTACCCTGTTTATGAAGAATGTGACAGGATTGATATAGTTTTCTCTCTTTTCTTGAAGCAACACCGATACGAGAAAGTGTCTCTCGCACTTTCAAAAAGTCATCTGGTTCACCGAGTCCGACCTCTAGTAGTTGTTCTTGTGTCCAATTAATTTCTTCCATCTCTTCCGCCTTTATTCATTTTTTGTTTTATGGCAGAAATTTGTTCATCAGTAAGTATATCAAGAGCAACCTTTGCTTTCTCGTTGTTATAACCATAGAACTCTTTAACATACTCTAGATTTTCTAATTTCGTCGCCTTCACCCAAGGAGCAAATCTTTTCCTTGTTCGTAGACTATTTAGTAAAAAATCATATTGTAGTTTCTTGTCCAGATGGTGTAACTGGTTTATCTCATTTACAAGCATGATGGTATCTTGGAATGGGGCTAGACACTTGTTTACGATGAAGGGCGGATATTTCTTGTCCCACTGTTCATCCTCTGTGTCCATGAGGGGCTCTTTGGTATAGTTTATGGAGTTTAGATAGTCTTTCAATTCATACATGTGTCAAGTTCTCCCACTGTCATAACCTATATGACCATAAGCTTCATCCCATGTCAACTCTTTTCTAGAGTTTCTAGAGTCTTGTTCTTCACTATTTGCATAGTCAATCAACATAAGTTCCCTTCGGGTTTCTTTATCAGCTATCTGTGCTATTTCTGTCTTACGGTTTGTCTCTCTTCCGAGAATACAAAACAGATACGCAAGGTGCTCCGCTTTCTCACCAATAACACTTTGCACCACACCCCTGTCAGCTGTGGTTTGGTGGTGAAAGACAGCAGTGCCGTAGATAGAGTGAAATAGTCCCGCATCTTGAACATGTTGTGGAGCGCCCATTTCCTCTAATATATTTGATACTCCGATAAGGTGGTCAAGCAAAGTTCCACCACTATGTTCAGTCTTTTCTGTTCCAAGTTTCTTGAGAAAATCAATCTTTATAGAAGTCAAGTCGTTCAATGTTTCCCCCCTCAACATATGTCTTAAACACAACAACACTTCTCAACTCATAACATTGACGAGATACTGGCATGGCCTGGTGCGGTGTTTTTGCATTGAACACGATCAGTCTATTTCCAACATATGGGACTAGCTCACCGCCAACAACTGTTCCACCGCCCCAATCTTTTTCCCAATCTAGACGGGGATAGTATATCATGGTGAATTCACCATCATCCGTATGTTCATGTGGTTCTATACCATGAGTATGTGCGTTCAAATATATTCGTTTTGGTCTTTCAATATTATATGTATTCTTAAAATCATATTTATAAAAGATAGTTTGCCACAACTGCACTATCCAATCGAAACCATTCTCCATGGCTTCTTCCTCTGATTCGCCGCAGAGCACATGCCAGTGTTTGTTTATTTTCCCCTTGTCAGAGTGATAATCATATTTCCAGTATACCTCTTTCATTTCTAGAAAAATTAATTCTG